GTGGATTCTTATGGATATGGCGGAGGTGGTGGCGGGATCGCTAAAGTCGTATTTAACTACAACGTCACTACAGGTTTAAGGTGCACAATAGGTGCTGGTGGAGCTGGCGCTAACACTAAGGCTGAGGGTGCCGACGGTGGTGCAACAACGTTAACTATTGGTAACACTTTAGTGGCTACAGCTAATGGAGGAAAAGGGGGTCCGGGATCGCCGAATGGGGCGTATCTTGGATATTCCAATGCGAACCCGCTTAGTTCAGGCTTGAATGCAGATGGACGTTGGGGCGGATTAGGTGGCTACGGAGTTATAGGATCAAACGGGGACAATACTAATTTTACGGTGAATTGGACCGGTGTGTCCCAAGGAGGAACTGGAGGATATATAGGTAGCGGCAGCAGCCCGGTTAACAGAACCTACAAAGCTGGTGCTATGGGGGGTGGAGGAGTCCAATTATTTTATAATAGTATTACCAACAGTATAAGTGGATTCGGTGTCGCTGGAGGAGGCTGGCAGACTAATAACTTCAGCGGGAATAACAGTTATGGAGGATCTGCAGGAGGGAGCCCATGGGGTATAGGTGGGAGCAACAGTGCTGGAAGTATGGGAAAATTCCCAGCGCTGCGTAGTACGTTATTCGGTGGTCCAGCGAGCGGTAACAGCTTTTTTGGACCAAACATGGGTAACAGCAACACCTACCTTGGGGTGAAATCGCAGCCGGCTCAGAAGCTGATTGAACGTGAGATCGCAAGAAAAGCCTCCGGAACTAACCCATCCGACGGGGCATATGTTCCATATGCATTTGGAGGAAAATATGATGATCGCACATATTTTGGTTCAGTAGGAGAGGGGGGATTCGTGATGGCTTATGCGAAGCCTTTCAGTGCTTGGGGCATGTGTGGCGGACCCGGCCTTAGAGGTAACAGTACTGCTTTTTTAAATGATCCTATACAAGATGATGCATGTCACGGAGGACCTTTTAGTGGAGGTGGTGGGTGTCAGCAAACCTCTGCTTCCTCTTACACTAATAACGTTGATTACCCCAATGCAGGTGATGGTGGCATGTACGGCGGAGGAGGTGGAGGGGGTCATAGCGGCAATCTTGCAACTGATTCAGCAGTAAATGTTCAAGGGGGCGATGGTGGTCATGGTACTATTATTATCGCGAAGGTGCTGTAATGAGTGTTGATGTTGATTTACTAGTTGATAGCGACGCCTTAATAGATCCAACAGGGGAATCAATTGATTCTGCTGCTTATTATCAACGTGTATTGCAACCCTCACGGGATGTTATCTTATTAGATGCAGATGGCAATTTCTTTAATACTCTACATCTTGATTCTGATGGAATAGTTGCTTTTTTACCAGAAGGAGGATCTTGGTACTACAAACGCACTAGGAGTAGAATAGGTGCGTATTCAGTGTTAGCAGACTCTGATACAGAAGCTGCAGAGAAAAGATTGCACCATATAAGAGCAGTACGATCTCGCGTTTTAGAGAGAGGGATAGATACTATTACATCTGTTTTCTGGAATGAACTATCAACAGATAAAAAACAAGAAGTTACTACATTTAGACAACAGTGGTTAGATTACCCAGCAACTGGAGTTAAACCCCCTATAGAGATAGAAGGATTAAATATACCTAATGTTACTGAAATACTTGATGAACTACGTGAAGCATACGATAACTTGGACTAAACCTAAAATTACATTTGCATGTCATGAAGAAATAGATGGTGTTTTACCTCCTCCAGTACGAGCTAGTAAAGCAATACCTAAGTGGTTCAGAAAAATAAAACCTAGTATACCAGGAATGAATTTTGAAGAAGCGGGTACCATTAAAAGATGCATTCCTGTATTAGATGCGCTATCCCAGGGGTATATTATACCTTTGTGGACTGACATGTTTGTAAAGGTAGATTATCTCTACAGCTTTTATGATGCTGAAGATAACACTCTTATGCAAGCTTTTGCTGAAACTCCGGAAAATCATATAGGAGAGAAACCTTCAGATAATTACGGTGAGATTGTTAGATTTGAAAAATCAGATACCTTATCTATATATCTTAATTTTCCTGCAGGCGCAGACTCTATAGATTCTGATAAACCTCCATTATCAAGACACAGCTGGTCCCAGGTGGGTGATTTATGCGATTTGAAGAAATATAAATTTGGTCAGGACTTATTTAAATTTCACAACCCATGGCTAATAGAAACCTCTCCTGGTTGGAGTGTAAAGATACAGAACCCTCCTAATAACTGGGAAAATGATATAAATATATTAGAAGGGGTTGTAGATACAGATACTTATTACAACCAAATTAACTTTCCATTTGTTTGGACGGGTAGTGAGCAAGGGGAGTGGGTGATTCCTAAGGGTACTCCTCTAATACATGTTGTACCGTTTAAACGGACAGAAGTAGATTTAGAAATTACAACTATAGACGCTAAAAAATTTACAACTGCTAACAAAAAGTTAAGATCTAAGTTTTATGATAATTATAAAAATACATTTTGGTCAAAGAAAGATCAACTACCTAAATAGTATTACACTTAACGAAACTCAATGGAGTATATAATGACTGACGAACAAAAACAAATGATTAATATAGATGGTAAAGATTATGTTATTGATGATTTAAGCGACGAACAAAAACATTATATTAATCAGCTTACTAGAATAAACACTAAACGAGTTGATCTTCAAATGGAATTGGAGCAGATTGAAGCAGCAAAGCAATCTTTTATTAATGCCCTTATGGCGTCTATTAAAGCTGATGAAACAGAGATAGCTGCAGAATAAAGACCTCTTTAGATTAAAGTGCTATAAATAATGATAATATTTACCTTATAAATACTGTTAAGTATTACAAACTTCTATGAGGGATTCTAATGGCTAATCCAAGCACACGACAGGGACTAATTGACTATTGCTTACGTAGGTTAGGTGACCCTGTCATCGAGATTAATATTGACCTCGATCAATTAGAAGACCGTGTAGACGAAGCTTTACAGTATTACAGAGAGTATCACTCTGAAGCAACCTATAGAGGCTATCTTCAGCATTTAGTTACCAGTGATGATGTTACTAATAAGTATATACCACTATCAACAAGCGTTCAGCATGTGACTAAGCTCTTCAAGGTATCTTCTTCTCTATTTTCACGTAATATGTTTAGTGTAAAATATCAAATGCATTTAAATGATATTGCTAATATGCATTCGTATATTGGAGACCTTGCTTACTATGAGCAAGTACAACAATATATGTCTTTACTAGATATGAGATTAAACGGATCACCTCAAGTTGATTATGTAAGAAAACAAAATAGACTTTATATACATGGTGAGTTCGAAGAAGAAGATATTAAAGCTGGTGAGTATATTGTAGCAGAAGTTTATAGTATTATAGATGCGAATGACCACACTGCTGTGTGGAATGATATGTGGTTAAAAGAGTATACCACCGCTCTTATTAAACACCAGTGGGGAGCTAATCTCATAAAGTTCGAAGGTATGCAATTACCGGGAGGAGTTACTCTTAATGGGCGGCAACTTTATGAAGATGCTAATCAAGAGTTAGAAAGACTAAGAGAGAAGTTAAGAAATGATCACGAACTTCCTGTTGACTTTTTTGTAGGATAAACTATGGCTCGGAATTTTCATTTTAGTCAGGCGGTCAGATCTGAACAATTATTGTATGAAGATATAATAATTGAATCCTTAAAAATATATGGTCAAGATGTTTACTACCTTCCTAGAGATATTGTAAATGAAGATAGAGTTTTTGGTGATGACGTGCCTTCTAGATTTAATTCTTCTTACAAGGTTGAAATGTATATTGAGAATATAGAAGGGTTTGACGGAGAAGGAGATCTTTTTACTAAATTTGGGGTAGAAATTAGAGATCAAGCTACCTTTATTGTATCACGGAAAAGATGGAGTCAGACAGTTCAGCGATATGATAATGAAATAAATAGTGTAAGACCTAAAGAAGGAGATTTAATATATCTCACTCTGTCTAATTCTTTATTTCAAATTATGGCTGTAGAACATGAACAACCTTTTTATCAATTAAGTAATCTACCCACATATAAATTAAGATGTGAGTTATTTGAATATAATGATGAAAATTTAGATACTGGAATTGGTGTAATTGATGCAATTGAGCAAGATCACGCTTACACATACATTCTTACATTAGATAGTGCTGGTAATGGATTTAATATAGGTGACACAGTTTCTCAAGTGTTGTCTAGCGGTGTTACAATGTCTGGCGAAGTTTCTAAATGGAGTGATTCAGATAATAAGCTACATCTTATTCATATTGGTGCTAATGATGGTAAATATCATGAATTTACATCAGGTGGATTAATATTTGATTCTGCAGATAATAATGTACTGATCAGCAGTGTATCTGAAGATAATAAGATAAGTGAAAATGAGCAAAATACTGATTTCTCTAATTTAATAGATGATTTCTTAGATTTTAGTGAAGGTAATCCCTTCGGTGACC